AGTCGTCAATATCTTTCTTAGAAAGAACTGTACTGATTTTAAATCTATCTGCACCAGGGGCAGCATAGTTTGAGAAACCTCTTGCATTATCATTCAGAGACTCGTCGTCGTTTGAATTGACAATCTCTTCTAAGATGCTCAGACCAACTCTATATGTTGGTGTATTTGAATATGGTTCTAGAATAACCAGTGATTCTTTTACGTCAACAAAGGTTCCTCTGATAAAATAAACTCCCGACCCAAGACCAACAGCAGAACCAGTTGCAGTTGCCTCAAAATCAAGGAGAGTGGCAACAGTGTTGCCTGAGTTTATTGTGGTGTTTCCGTATGTCAGGTTGTCAAGAAGAATGAGAAGTTCTCCATCTTCAAAGAACTCAGTCTCAAAGTCTGAACCTGACGTTGAATATTTTACATAAAGTGTAATGTCTTCTACGTTATCATTTGGTGGAAGACTGTAATTCTTAACTGTTGCGACTACACCAGAGTTTTGACCCTCTATTCTCTTTCCTACTAATTCTTTTAGGTAAAGGGAAACGTCAATACCAAGGTGGTCTGCCGTGATCTTTACAGAATAATATCTATCGTCAAAAGTGACAGATCCAGGTATAACCATGGATCCTTCTTTGAAAATATGACTACCAAACGATTCTACTTGGTGTTGTAGAATAGACTGTAATGTTGTTAGCTCTCTCGCCTGAATAGGAAATCCTGGTTTAAAAAGAACCTTATAGAAGTTCTTATCGACGTTAAAATCGTCGAAATATGGGTTAATGTTAAAATTAGTTTTCTGTGGCATTTTTTAAAATTCCAGGATAATTTTAATATCTTCTTTTTGGCGGATGTTCCTAGAGATCAGAGGTCTATTATCTAAGTAAACAAGTTCCCCTGAATTTTTATTTATCTCGGGACTGGCAAGTCCATTCGCAAAGTTGACACCCAAGTTGATGACTTTGCTTCCTGTTGGATTTGTACTGACCCCAATAAATCCAGTATCGATGGATGCTGAGAAACCACCAGTTCCACTAATTGGGTTCGTTGAAGATTCAAATGCCAAAACCTTCGATGATGTAGAAATACCGATATAATCAGTTTCATCTAGTGTTCCACTGTTAAAGTACAGTGAACGGTCTTGAATATACTTCAAGACTTTTGTTTCAGTATCATATGAAGCAACATATCCAACAGCACTACCACCAGTAACAGACTGAGTAATCTTCTCACCAACAGTTGGTGTTCCTGTTATAGATGAGAATTTCAGTGCATATGTTGATGAAAACTGACTTGATGTAAAGGTTGATGTTGAACCAATGGATGTTGGGTTCTTGATAATACCAACCTGAGCAAACTTAGTATCTGCTGGAAAGTCTCTCGTCGAATCATCAAAACGAGCATATAAGAGAACCTTATCAGTTCCAAGTTCTCTATAAAGGTCATAACCGTGACCCTTAGAAGGTGGAATAATAGGTATCAGTTTTGCAAAGTTTCCGCTAGCGCTACCGTTGATAGGTCCTAAGTCAACTACACCGTAAGAATATCCCTTACCACCAGAAGAAACTGTTGTATTGGTTATCTTACCATTTTCAACATCAACAACTACCTTAGCACCAGAACCATCACCCAAGATGTTCAGTTCTTGTCCCAGTCCACTAGCATAGTTTGCACCTTGTTTATCAATGTAAACCTTCTTTATTTGGTTTTCATTGATAGATGAGTCTCCGTTCTCTCTTACTGCCTGTATTTGAGAATCTGTTGATGTTGACCATTCCGAAGGAATAGTGATATATTCTGTTGAGTCAAACTTGATGATATCACTTGGAGTTACGCTAAACAGATACTTCCAAATATATCCATCACCACTTTCACCCGCTCTTGTTGGTTCTAGGTCGGTGAATGTTGGTTCATCTTGTGATGCATTTCCAGTGGTATTAATACCAGATGAACCATTGTCAATACAAATATAAACTTTGTATTGAGAGTTCATTACGTAGTAGTTTGCATCATACAGTCTCGATGACTGAGTAGATGGTGATGGGTTACTTACGCTATAATCATGACGATACATCTCATATCTGGTTCCCTTCTCCCAGTCTATCCTTCTTACAACACGCTTAATATTTGCCGAAGTTACCTTCTTACCAAAAAGTGTAGTGTCAGAGGTATGTCCCTGATACTGAATATTGTCAGTTGGGTTTGGAACGTTGGTGTTCCAAGCAGTAGATCTTCCAAACCCAACTTGTGTTGGATTAGGAAGACCTATGACGATATAATATGAGTTGGATTCATTCTCAACAGATTCAACAAAGTTGTTTGCGTTTAGAATTCTAAACTGGTCTGTTACAATTGCAGACATATTATTAGCATTACTAGCGTTTTTCTATATTTATAACTAGATATTCGATAGTCTTCTGATGGCACCAAGGTCTCTGAGACCGAATCCCTTCCTTTGAATGGATGGATATGTGGACAATCCAACATCAGCAGTCAATCCAGAGACACCAATAGCGACAGGTGAAGAACCTCTGCTAATGCCACTCAGTCTACCCCAGGAATATCTACCAACAGGATCAGCACTTGTTCCAGTTACCGCAACACCAACAACATTTGTATTGGAAGCAACATTACTAATAATTTCACCGTTTGTTCCAAATGTAGTGAAGTCGTGAACAATGTAGATGTTGTCAAGATATGATGTTGAGATAGAAACAACTTCACCATCATTATTATAGATGGAAGTCAAACCTGTTCCAACACTTGTATTCTTGATGTAAATTGGATAGTTAGTTTGCAGTCCAGTAAATGCACTTGGTCCTTGGACAAAGAACTTAATAGCAAGAGGATTGCCAAGTGTTCCTGTTGTAGTTGTAATACCAGTTACGATTCCAGAGAAACCTTCAACTGTGGTTATATTTGTAACGAGTTCAGACTCAAACTCTGGGAATGATGCAAGAACTTGAGGTGGTTGAGTATAACCAAGACCTGGGTTTACGATGGTTGTAGAGGTTACGGAACCGCCAGTAACTGTCAAAGTAGCAGTTGCGGTTGTTCCAACTCCAACACCAATCGCCTTAGGTGCTGCAATCTTAACGGTTGCTGTACCAGAAGTGTAACCAGAACCTGCGTTGACGATGGTCAGTCCAGAGATTGTTCCGCCAGCAGAGACTGTTGCCGTAAATGCTGCCGCAACTGGGTCAGTTCCTTGAACGATCAGACCACTTACACTATCAATGAAGACTGAATAGTTATCTTCTTCATAGTCGAAGAACTCTGCATCATCTACAAATATTTCACCATCAACATCTGTGATATCAGAAATAATCTTTGCAGTTGGATAAATTTGTGCTTCAATGGAGTCTCTTGCCTTAGAAACATAGTCTCCTTGAATGATCTTGTCTCTCTTTTGCTTGATCCAAGTCAGAGGTTTGTAATATACCTCATCAATACCAGGTCCAGTGTAGATGTTTGTTTCAATCTTATCAGAACCAGCAAGAACTTCAATGTTTCTTGCGTTCTGAGTGTAGGTATCAATGTGGTCATTATTTCTGAATACCTGTACCGAGTCTCCTTCCTTAATTGTTTCGGTTACGTTTACCAGGAATGTGTCATCACCAACTGTTCCTCTGTAGAAGAAGATTGAAATGTTGTCTTCTGATCTTGGTGCATCGGAGAATGTAAACGATGTACCACCATCAAACTGATATGCACTTCCTGGTTGTTGGATTACGCCATTGATGAATATGACAAGAATAGCATTCATGTCAATGTTAACTGATGTCGTATCCAGAGGATCTTTTTCGAAACTTAGAAGTTGACCGTTATAATACAGTGGGAATCTCTTTCTAGTACCATTTTGTAAGTTTCTAACAGAGTCGATAAAGTCGAGTTCACCGAACTGCCACATTGAGAAGGAGTCACTAAATGTTTCCAGAACTGTAAGTTCAAAGTCTGCGAGTGGTGCTGACAAACCTGATGCAGTTACAAGACCGACTGGTTTGAATACATCACCCTTCTTGAAACCATATCCTGCTCTGGATATCTTGAACGAAGAAACTTCGAACAAGGTTGAACCAATACCAGTTGTAGAAACTGCACCAACATCAACTGTTATCAGGAGGTTTTGACCAGTTTCTGTGGTTGGACCAACACCCTCTCTCGAAACACCAATAACTGGGAGGTTTTCGTAAGATGGTTCTGGTACAATGATTGATGGGTTTACATATCCAGAACCAGAAGAAGCAACGTTGAAGGATAGTGTTCCACCAACACCAACGGTTGCTGTGATAGATGCTTCTGTTCCACTGTGGTTTGGATCTGTAATACCGATGGAAACGTTTCCAAAGTATCCAGAACCATAGATGTCGGCAGTGCCTACACCAACAGCAGTAACACCACCAGAACCATCAAGTATTGCGGTTACTGATGCACCTACAAGAGGAGCGAATCCAAGACCATTTGTGGAACCAAGTGAAACAATAACTCCACCACGAGGAAGTTGGTTCTGGTTGATATCACCCTCAGAAATGATAATCTGACCATTGGTTGATGTGATGCCGCTGTATCTTACACTGGAAATACCACTCTCACCAAACAGTTCGTAGTTATTTCCTGCATTGTTGTCTGTGGATGGTGTCTGGAAGATGTCGTTCAAGAAGAGAACGCCACTACCAGTTTGAATACCAGTGGTGTTTGCGCCACCAACAGTTAATGTATAGGTTTGACCAATACCAGTGAACTGGTCGGACATGTCATCATAAACAACGTTAGTTGTATAGTCATTTCTCAGGAATACTCTACCCGCAAATGCAGTCTTTGGATAAAGTAAGTTCGACTGGTCTCTGAACTGTCTTGGGTTACCCTTTGGAGCATCGGTGAAGTGAACCTTATTTCCTTCAATGTTGAAAGCACCTCTGTAAAGTTGTACAGTCTCACCATCAACGTGAGTTGTAGCAGAACTTCCAACAAAACCACGCTTAACTTCAAGTAGTGGGAAAGTACCAAGACCAGTGATTGGTCCTGAGGTGGTTGTTCCAAGTCCAACACCCGTTACTCCCAGATACTCGCTTCCAATCTTAACAATATCAGTTGGTTTGATGGTAGAAATACCAGATATTGAGAAGTATGTTGCACCAATAGAAACTGTATCAACGTTATTTGCAACAGTGTATGAAATAGGTACAAATGATATTGGTTTTTGTACAACACCATCAAGAGAAATAACTGTCTTAGAAAGTTTCTTAGACATTTCAAGTGAGTGGTAGTTTCCAGTACCAACAGATGTAAATGTTACTGCAATACCTGCATTAGCATATTCTCTCTTAGTAGACAACTTGAACTGGTCATTGTTGATGCGAATAGCATAAACAGTATCTGGAAGGATAGTGGTAACAACACCAACATAACTTTCGGTGGCACCAATACCAACACCAGTTGCACCAACTCCAACGAATGTAGAACCTGGTTGATAGTAAAGTTCTTCGCCAGTTCTGAAGAAGTGGTTGTTAATGGTGAATGTTCCACTAACAAGGTCTAAACCAGAAGCGTTTGATGGGTCGAATGTCTTTTGATAGATTGGAGTTCCTTGATATGTAATATCAAAGTCTAACTTGTTCGCTCTTGTTCCATTAATAGCATCATATGCAGTAAGAGTTAACAACTCAGTCGTAGTTCCATATTCAAGGTTTTGTGGGAGGTTTAGGTAGTCATTATCTGTGTAAATAACTTCACTGAAACTTTGAATGAGAACATCAGTTCCAATTCCAGCATCTGGATAGAACTTCAAGATACTATCGGTTCCTGTTATTTCACCACCAAATGTTCCAATACCAGAAGTGCTTCCGATGGAAATGAACGGATATTGTGTGGTGTAGACATTATCAAAGTCATGTATCATCAGAACCTGATGAAGTGCGCTAGTTTCACCGTAAGAAACTCTTACAGATGATTTAACTGCGGAAGTTGTACCTGTGTTAATACCAATGATGGTTGCAGGTGTCGATGATAAAACGTAGTTGCTTTCAAAACGAGCACTCTTTTCGGAACCACTAGGTTGTCCTGAGGCAAGGAATCTATATGTTCCAACACCAACAGCAGTTGTTCCAAAACCAACAATCTTAGATCTTAGGAGAACACTGCTATTCTGATCATTATAGTAGTCTAGGTGTAAGGTTCCTGAGTCAATTCTTGGTTGGAACTGACCTCTGTAACTTGTGGAAATGCCTTGTAGGTCTGTGCTATCGAAGTAGAAGTCTGCTTGATAAGTATCTGTTCCATCATGGTCAAGGAGGAGTTCGATGTAACTCATCTCCTTGGTTGCGTCATCGATGACCTGAACCTTGGCATAGAGACTATCAACAAACTCAGTTCCAACCGAAAGAAGTGTTTCAGTTGAACCAATGCCAACACCCTGGTTTACAGATGTGAGGTTTACAAATCCGATAGACTGAGTTCCAATACCGTTAATATCAGAGTTGAATCTATTCTTGATAAACTTGATATCATAGTCGGTATCATATGGGTCATCGGGAATGAACCTTATAAACTGACCCTCACTATCACTCTTAGAGGTAATTTGACCCAGTGTGTTGGTCTTAATAGAACCTTTTTCAAGGATGTAAATGTTATCTTCATCATTCAGGATTACAATCTCACTTACTTCTTTGTCAAGTGTTTCTGGGTTGATGACCTGTATCAGATAGTTTGCATAAGTATCATCAGGAATATCCAGGTTGGTAAACAGGTCTGGATTTGACTCTCTGTTAGAGAACTTTGGACTGATGTCGTCCATTACAAGTGCTCTGTTGCTGAGGCACTTAATATAGTCAGTTAACTTCTTGTTCTTGAACTTCAAGAACTTGGACTTCGTTCCACTTGAAGAAGTGTCAATATCAAGAACTTGTGCAAAGTTGTTGATAGCATCAACTCTCTTTTCATCACTAACATCAAGAACAATGATATCGTTAGTTGTTGATGCGTAAGAAACTTTCTTATCAAGTTGTGAAATGATTTGTGTATCTGAGAAGTTTTTCAGACCAGATGTGTGCAGAAGTCTGTTTACTGGATTTACAATATCCTCATAAGTCTTCTTACTCTTAACTGAGTATGAGAGGTTCTGATAATAGTCATTGTCAGAGGTTACCTGATAGGACTCATTCAACTTGCCGAAGTCATTAGTCCATCCAAATTCTTGCTTGGATGCATAGTCTATCTTGAAGCGTCCCTTGTTCTTGGTAATACCGCTTACGGTAGCAAGAACAGCACTGTTTACACCTTTTACAACTTCGCCAGGAGAAAGTTCATATGTACCAGTGACCTTGATGTAACTCTTAGTTGTTTCAGAGATTCTCAGGTCTCTTTCTACAAAACCAGTTCCAGTATCCGTCAGTAGTTTTTCACCAACACTGAAGAAACTGAATGACTGCTTGGGGTTGAAGGTTGGATAGTTCTTTCTAGCAATAATAGTTGCATATCCACCTTGGTCAGTCTTTGCTAAACCTGCGTTTGTAGTAATACCAGACAGACTGAACTCAACTTGTGCTGGGTTTGTATTCTGATATGACAGTACAGTGAAGAAGTTGTATCCATAGTCTTCGGAGTTGAATCCAGTTCCATCGGGATTGTCTTTCTCAATACCCTCAATAAAGATTTCCTCACCAACTGAGAATACGCTTGTGGTGAAACCTAGGATAGGAGTTGACAATACACAAGTAACAATACCTGCTGGTGAAGACCTAATAGAACTAATGGCAACACCATTGCTGTTGTTGATAGCAACAATTCTTTGCTTGATAGAACTTAAACCATAAGGTTGGGAAAGAAGTTCTACCTTGGAGATAGAATTGGAGGTCAGACTGCAAGTAAGGGAACTATCATTGACAACACTACCAGTCTCTGGATCAACGATGATCAAGTCTGGTGCAGAACTATAATTCTTACCTCCATCTACAATTTCAACACTTTCGATGGTGTTGGAACGTTCGATGGAAATTACTGGTGCAACAGATGCTTCTGGACTTAGAGTCTTATCAGAAGAGTATTCAAAACCAGTGTTTAGAATTCTGGTCTTATTGATCTTACCAATGTTATCAGACTGTGGAACGAGCAGAGCATTTTCACCACTGCTGGTTGGGAATGTAACAAACTTTGGAAGAGACTTGTAGTTGTATCCAGAGAAGATAGTCTTGAGTTTGCTAACTCCACCAGTCGCAGTGCTTGAATTTGTTGAGTACTCTAAGGTATCGTGCTCACTCTGGAAGAGTTCGTTTCTCTCTGGTGCTTTATTCAGAGCAACAACAAACGTGGTTGAACCGACACTAGCAACAGTATAAGAACCATTATATCCACTATCAACGAAAGAAATTTCAGAATTGTTCTTAACTTCCTTGTCGGAAGTGCTGATATATCCTGCGGTTTCTAGTGAATAGTATAACTTAGATGGTAGGTCATTGGTGTATGTTAAAGTCAGAGCAGCATTCTGGGATACGCCAATAGTACCAACACCAGATACATTAAATGTGGAGGTATTTCCTAGGGAGATAAACTCATTATTAAACTCTTTATCGTGGAAGAGTTTGAGTTCTTTTCCAACCAGTGAGGTATGTGAAAGATCAAATACCAGGTCAGTATTCTTAATAACGGGGATGGATGGGTTTATCAGACTTATTGTCTGGTCTGTTCCACCAATACCTGTGATATTTTTGGTTGTTGGATACTGTAAAGTTGTATCGTATATCGTATCTGCAAGTTTGATCGTAGTATCATCTACCTTGTAGATGAAGTATGAACCAGTAGTCAGACCAGATGCTACCTCATCGGCATCGTAGAATACCTTATCACCAGTTTCAAGATTAGATGCATCGAGTGTAATCTGGGAAGTATTGGTGTTGATACCTGCGGAAGCAAAACCAACTGGGTTTATCAGAAGTTTGTCGTAGGTTTGCTGATAGACAACTCTTACTGCATCAGAGTTTCCAATTCCTGCCGAAACATTTGGTTCAACCTTTAAGGTTATGGTATCACCTTTGTTCAGACCATGGAAGGTTGAAACTGATACAACTGAGTTAATTTTCTTGACATTTCCAGTTACCTGGACTGGATTTGATGCAATATTGTATTCAAAGTTGTCTGAACCATTGTTGGAGAAATACAGACCGTCAGTATTTGTAGTTAAACCAACGCTTGTGGTGAGACCAATATAGTCTTTCGACTTGTTAATTATATAAACAGTTTCACTGTTGGTTACGAAAGGTAGGTTAAATGTAAGACCACCAGGTTCATTTGATGAGATGAGAGATGTTGTTCCATTTTTCTTGGTGAAGGTTGCTCTTTCACCAGTCTTGAATGGGTGATTTGGAAGATAGATGCTTTGGTTTGGAATGGATACCTGCTTGGTTACCGAACCAACCGTAACGTTTACGGTATTTGAAACGCCAGCAGTGGTTCCAACACCAACACTTTGCTTGGGGTTGAAATATACTACTTCACTTACCTTAGAGTCGAAGTAGGAAGTTTTTACTGGTATCTCAAACTTTTGAGGTAAAATATCAACAGGTGTGGATGCAGTGTGTGCAGCACCAGAGTCACCTCTTCTTACTCTCAGAATAGAACCTTCACCATAGACATTCAGAACTTTTAAAGTCTCAGATTCGATGGTAATAGTGCTTCCAACCGAAACTGATGGTGCAATGTTGGAAACAAAAATGTCTTCTACGGTTCCTGGCGACACTACCGAATTCATCGCCTTGAATAGGGTTACAGAGTCTGTGGAGACTCCTACCCTATGAGTCTTGCCCAACCTGCTTATAGAGGTTGAGAGACCGCTTACAGAGGCAAACTCATTGTTCTGTATTGTATGATATGGTGAGGTGTATGCTTCTACTGTATTCTTATCCTTCCAAACAAAGACTGAGTTGCTATAAGTCTCAACTTGTGTGGAAATGTTTGTAATTGGTTTTCCTTTTACTTCTGAAATTTCAACACTCAAACCAGTTCCATAGGTTCCAGTATCATCGAATGATGCATATTCACCTACACGGTATCCATCACCTGCTTGCTCAATCTTAACAAGATCAACTTCACCCTTAGTAATAGACTCAATTACAGTTTGCTGTTTAACAATTTCATTTGACTCGATGAAGAAGTCGTTATCAGCATATGGATCGCCTGCTTTGTATGGGAAGGTATTTCTTATCAGGTCAGAGTTATTGAAGTCAAATGATTGACTCAGTGTTAGGTTATCTGCTTCATAGACAGATCTGTAAGTGTCACCAACGAAGTATGGATATGCTGGTGTCAGGGTATTTGTTGCAGTATCAGTCTTGATACCTACAAAGTATGCATATGTTCCATCTGGGAACTCTGGAGTCTTGCAGAACTTACCATTATGAATGTCTAGGTCACCAGAATCGTTGAAGGTGTAGTCATCTACAAAGAAACCACCAGCAAAGGAAGATGGTCTGTTCTCTACTCTTGAAGTATCAAGAACGTAACCACTTCTTACAAGTCTTAATGCTGATGCTGTATTGTTTGGATCGGAATATGCATATGGACCATAAATTGGGTTTCCATCATATGCCCATCCAATAATTGGTGAGTGCTCAAAACCATCATCACCAAACTCTTGCGCAATGAGACTGGTTGAATATCCAACAACAGCATATTGCAGATTGTTTTGCGAATCGACTATCTTCTCAGATGTGTATCTGTTTTGCTCATTGATAGTAAGTGCTCTGATAGTCGTATCGAAAAGACCACCAATACCAGCAGCAACTACATTTACGGATGTGGTGGATTGAACGTAGTTTACGCCTCCGTTAATAACAATAACATCTACAAGTTTTTGATTTACGACTACTGGTCTAAGAATAGCACCAGAACCCTCACCAGTTATCTTCAAGTCTGGGGTTGAATAGTATTCACTACCACCAGACAAAACATTCACTTTTACAATCTTACCACCTTGAACAATGGCAGTAACTTCTGCATCTTTACCGTTCTTGATGCTAATGATTGGTTTTTTGATGAAGTTGATAGTCTCAGAACCATATCCTGTTCCCTTCTCATACAGATATGCATCAACTATGCTACCCCTGATTACAGGAGTTGCTGTGATAATACCACTAATACTGCTTCCATAAGAAACGTTGATTGAGATATTGATATCTGGATACTTGAAGATATGATATCCAGAACCTACCGATTCCAGTTTTTCATACTTTCTTCTGGTCAGGTTGGAAGATACTGCTGCGTCAACCAAACGGAATGAGTTGTCATCCTCTTTCAAGATATAGTATGATGATGTGGTTGAAAGACCAGATATAGCGGTTCCAGTAGTTTCGTAGTTTACAAGATCGCCATCATTGAAGTTGTGACCTTTGAACTTGATTAGATCATCTTCTATCGATACGTTCGATGGTTTAGCATACAGTTTTCTGTTTGTGTAACCATGTCCACCATCAATAACTTTAATGTCTCTTAGGGTATTCTTCTCTAACGTTCTGAACTTGTGAATACCACCAAGGTTTTCTGTTGTGAAACCAACGGTGTTGATGCCAACAAAGTAGTCTTTGTATGAACCGTAAAGTTTTACTGTGCTTGGGTTTATTAACTGAACATAGTATTCGGCACCACTTACTAGTGTCTTGTTCTGTACTCTGTTGAAGATAGAGTCTGGTGGACCAAAAGTACCAATACCAACGCTAGAATTACCGTTGTTGCTGTATATTACTGCCTGTCCATTTTGTAAGTTGTGAGTCGTGGTAAATGTAATAGTTTCATCAGTTATATCAATACCGCCACCATCTGTTAGTTGTCTGGCATCAAACTCAACTTCTCTAAAACGTTTTGAAACGATGGGTTTGAATATGGCACCAGAACCATTACCACCAGTCAAAGTGACCGATATAACCTTGTCAATGTCAAAGTCTTGTGGGTCTACAAATACATTCTTAACAGAACCCTCTACAACTGGTTGGATCGATGCGGTCGTCCCAGAAACAGGTGCAGTTACGTTTACTGCTGGTGGGTTGATAACATCATAGTTAGAACCACCATTCAAGATAGTCAGTTTTTCAATAGGACCATAGTGTACCTTATTGGGAGACTTTGGACTGATAATTTCTACGCCATTGATTAGCATTCCAATAGGACCGCTAACTGCCTCTTGCCCACTTCCCTTGGAATAGTTTCTATCAAGGGTAAACTTTCTAAGAAGTCGTTGTGGACTTACAATTAAGTCACGATGCTCGAAAAGTACAAACTTATGGTATCCAGTACCTGCTCCAAGAGCATCAAACTCCAAATACTCCGTTCCACCAATAAACGAACTTGAACTATAAAGTCTTATCTGGTTATTGAAGGATAGAACCTCAACATAGTAACTCTCACCAGACTGCAAACCTGGCATTGCAGTTGTTTCTGGCAGGTATACAACCTTGTCGCCAGTGATGAATGGAACTGCCGACGCAAATGAAATGATGGAATATCTGAGTGTAGTTCCATTCAAACCTTGAAGTTTGCTACCACTAGCCTCTGATATTGTCGCTTGAGAAATATCCTGAGTTATGTTGTAGGTAGGAAGCGAATTAGATGCAACGTATGCACTATTTTCATCGGTATAAACATTCTGAATGTTTGAAATAGTGGTGTCGTTTCCATATTCTAGTGGTACACCAGAACTGGATGCCTTATCAATCTTTCTCCTGATATCATAACTTAGTGATGATGATGCACTAAATGTGCCCAGACCATTGAGGATAACCTGCTTCAATGGTTTGTTGATGTTTGATACAGTAGCGTTTGAAGAAACTACTGTCTGCGAACCACGCAGAAGAACCTCAACGGTATCTCCAACCTTCAAACTTGACTTATCAATATCACTCAGCAGTGTGAAAGTCGAACCTGATACGGAGTCAACTTGATATCTTGAACTGGTATTGTATATCCAGGAGTTTGCAAATATCTCTTTATAGGTCTTATCAGTCTCTGGGTTTTCAATTAGTTCACCCAGGTTCTTGACACCAATGACTTCACCCTCTTGCGCCAGTCTTACATTACCAACAGGATAGAAGTCTGCAAGAACACCAGTGATTCTAATTCTAACTTCCTTAGAAATATCACCATCTTCATACCCATATGCATACTCATCGGCACGAATTGATGCTGCGGTATCGATTGCTTCCGTTACACCAGAGCAACCAAAGAACTGGTTTACACTCTTACTAGTATAAGTGATGGTGTTGTTTCCAGAAATGATGGTTCCTGCGTCTGGGAAACCAATAGTGGAGTCAACAGAAATGATGGATGCGCCAACAGCAACGTCTTCTAGGACCTTTGTGCTTCCTGGAATGGTAAAAGTTCCCTCAGAAAGGTCATTTTCGTTGAATCCAATGAAGAGGGAGATCTTGTAGAAGGTCTTTTTATCTCTAGTAACGATCTCTACTGACGAAACAGAACCCTGAGTTCTTGAATCGGTAGACTTTCTTATAGTCTGACCAACTAATTTCAGTGGATTGCCAGAAAGTCTTTCCGAAATTATAACTTCCCTTCTTGAAAAATTGGAGAAAGAAGGTTTTAGGAGATAATTTTCAAGGTCAATGACCCGAACTTCCTCATTGAAAAGAACTTTGAACAGAATTTTGAATGATTCTTCCGTTCCTTTCGATTGATATAGACTTCTTGCTTCTTTTATGAAGGTACTTACGTTCAGTTCTGGTGTGAAACTTACATTTTCAAGACCAGGAACGAAGGTATATTTAATTTTCTTATAGAATTCCTGTAAAAACAGAGAACTCAGGTTCTGAACATCCTTTCCAGAAGTGTGAGAGGCAGCAGAACTAGTGGAGAATATTAGTTCTTGTGGGTTATTTGTGCTATGGTAGGATGAAATACCACTAAAACCACGAACACAACCAGTGAATGTGTTGGTTGTGACCCCAGTATAGGTGATAATTTCATCATCAATCTTCAACAGACCATACTGTTGGGGGAAACCTTTGGTGCTAGTAACACTAACAACATCAGAAGAATCGGTAATACTTGATTCCAGTGTTGTTCTACCTGCAATAACCTCCTGTGAGAGGTTATCAACTTTGATATACTGATCTAAATTCTCAGCAACATCAATAGGACCACCTTGGTACTCTTGAGAAATATAATATTGCTTTAAAAACTCCGATGCCTTGGGAGACTCTGAGAGTAAAAATTCAGGTATTTGATTTTGTACTATCTGTTGAATTTTTACGCGGCTGTCAAAACCAGTCTCGATCATATTCTATTTCCTCTCTAGTTCTCCGTTAGAGTAGCTTGATGTATAGTAGTCTCTTACAAATGTTACACCAGAAATATCTTCACCAGAAGTGATGACATCTTTCACCATATTTATGGTACTATCTGGGATGCTGAAACTCAAATATAGATCGCTGAGACCAACAACGTCATTGGATTCTGGGAATGCTTGAATCTCAATAATGCTGTTCTCTTTGACTGTTGATGTGATGTTTAAAGTTTGGATAGTAATCTCACCGTTGTAGTAGTCAACAACGCCACAAGAGGAAACTATGACTCTATAAGAACCGTCGATTGACTTCTGAACGATGGAGAGAACTCCTTTACCACTTGCATCTAACGAACCATCTGGGTTTTTGTTTGGAACGTCAGTGAAATAGAGTGTGTTGCTGTTTCCAGAGATGGTAAACCCAGTGCTCTTGATGTTTCTTCCTTCTGGTTTGATGTGGAACCTGTTACCAAAGCACAGTTCATATTGGGCAAACTGATTCAACAGTGCCTTCATGTTTCTGCGTATCTTGACTCTGGTAATGTTTGATGTAATAGAAGTGCTTACATTGTCAATGACTTGTAATGCCTTACTATACTTGAATCTTCCACCAAACTTATTCAAGTCTACGGATGATGCATAGGTATTCAATGAGGTAACGACCGAAGTTTTCAGGTCATCTACATTTGTTACCTGTGGTGAGTTGTAGTAAATGTAAGAATCAAGTTCAACATAGAGAACTTTGAGGTCGATGATCTCTTGGTTGATACCACTCAATGAATATTGCTTCAACTTCGTCAAGATGTTTTGCTTGTCGAAGTCGGAAACATAGTCACCGTTCTTAGGTTTGATGCTAAT